AGTATCCATATTTGATTTAACAAATTGTCCTGCCCCCACCCCAACATCAAGCAATTTTCCAGAGTGCCATCTATCGACAAAATTAACTCGACAATCTGTCAATAACTTTCCAAGGGAAGTATTGGCGTAAATAACATATTTATTAAAATACGCTTCGTCATACACACGGGGCTTAATGTCAACAAAACCGTATTCCTTGTTTATATCCCAGGATAATTTCATATTCATTTTATAGTTTGACTTAATCTTTCCAATAACTTCTCTTGGGGTATTTCTTTATTACACTTATGGGCCGGATTATCAGCCAACCGACAAAAACAGAATGGCTCAGGCTCAACATAACCTACCTGATAAAATCTTGGGTCATTCAACATAGAGTGCGGAACGTGGCCGCCATAGATAAAAAAAGACTTCTTTTTTAGAATCTGGCACATCGGGAGGATATTACAAGGCATAGAAATCACTAAATCTGCTTTTGAAATTAAATCAAAAACATCCCAAATACCTAAGTGATTAATGTGATGCCTATCTCTTTTCTCATCTATACCTGACGGTTCAATTCCCGAGTACTCTTCTTTATTCCCTATATCCCCTACGGTAACGATATAATAATCCTGCCGCAGAAAATCAATACACACTTGAAAGTATTCCATAAGCGGAATACGGGGATAACAGGGCCATTCCTTACGGAATGAAGGTAAACGCACGATGCAAAGCTTTTTATTGCCTACCCGCTCTTTAATCCTATCGGCTTCCACTGAACGCTTAGTAATAAATTGAAAATAAAAATTCCCGTTAAGGGAAACAAGACTTTCAAAAGACTGCATTATACTTAAACCTTTTCTAAAGCCCTGATGGTAATCAAACTTTAACCTCTCCCCATCCGGCTTATGTTCTGACCTTCGGGAGTAAAGCCCGTTATTGGTCATATTCTCAAGCTGTAACTTCAAATTAGTTGTTGCCTTGAAACAATAGACATTTGGGAATTGGTATAACTCTGGGAAGGGAGTGTAAATAAATACATCCCCCTGTGTACTAAGTTTATGCACAAAGGGTATTTGATAGATGTTATCACCAAAGCCAAAGTAACCGTCTAATATATAGTTCATTTAACTTGCATAAGCACAAGCGCTGGTCATATATGTACTCTGCCCATCGTGCCCTCCGCCAATAACAGATACATCATAAATTGTTCCATTAGTAAGACCAGATACATCAAGCGTTATAGTAATATTCTGATATGATGCGTGATTTGATGGAGTTACACCTTGTTGGTAGACTCCACCAATGTATACTCCTAATCTTGCGTTTTGACCGGAACTTGAACTTTTTATCCTGACAATACAGGTCACTGTTGTTATGCTTGATGTTTTTATAAATTTACCCCAATAGAATTGAATTCCTGCGTCAGGCGGGCAAGTAAACGGATATAGTGTGTCTGCCGCAAGACTAAAGACTAAATTAGAATAATTCGCTGGGGATGGACTCGGAAGATTAGTTAATGCGCTTCCATCAACCGGAGGGAGCTTTGCGTTAGCATCTAACTGAACAAGGTTGTTAGCTCCCGTGCCTAAGGTCAATCCATCCTTAAGTTTCTTTGATATATTATCCCACTGAGGGATTTTATTCTCGGTGGTAGAAGCTGGAGCAATAACTTTCGTATCAGCGTAAGTTTTAGTCGCTTTCTGTGTAGCAACTTTCAAATCTGAATTTGCCGCAAGCGCTCCGTCCGGATCTGCCGCTTCGAGCCCAACCGTAACCCAGGCGTCATTTGCGTTATTTCTGCGCTTTAATAATCCGGTTGATGTATCATACCACCACATATTCGGGTATTTTGTCGCGGGCTCCGTAGCGGCGCTATTATTTGTAACAATTGCCTGCAAAACACTATTAATATCTGCCCTAACGGCTACTCCCGGCGCGTTGTCAATCACATAATCATGTTGTGCCATAGAACCCTCCCTTTTTATGCTAATTCATCTACATCTACTCCTAACTGATTAATCAGGATATTGTAATCCATATTATCTCTGTCTAAAACAATATAGAACTGGAACGCTCTTGCATTAAACTCTGCGCTATCTAATCTTTCCCAAGAACTCCAGGAAGGAGTTGATATTGACGGATCATCGTCTGTGTGGCGAACATAAACTCGGGCGTCTGCTCCACCAATAACAATGCCGTCAAAATCCTGCCAAGTATCTATGTTAGATACCCTTGAATCAATGTAATCGTTAACATTATAGATGCTAACAGATAATCTCGTGGTTACCCGGACATTCTTTACTGACCCTAAATCAATTCCATCACCAAAATAATAGATTCCAGATAAAATATCTGGAGAGCCGTCAATAATCTTTAATGCTCCACCTGAAACCTCTGTTCCGTTATGCGAACCTAAAAAATTTGGGGCTTCGTCTAAAGTAGTAACAGAAGCGAAAGTATTGATACTTACCTGTTTAGTAGTAACAGAAGTGATAATTTCTGAAGGATTTCCATCGACATCATAAACTCTTGCTAAATAAGTTCCTTCCTTTAAGGGCAAAACGGCAAAAAGCGTTCTTGCCATAGCCGCTTGGCCTATTGATACGCTACTCCCCCAAGTAGCGTCTTCCATTAAAGGCGAATGTCTAAATTCAACCTCCCCTCCGTAGAGAACATCTATCTCATTAGGTTTATCCCACCTGATTAATGCCTGCGCGCCAAAAGCCGATATCGTCATATTTTTAAGGGGGGAAGGGCTAGTTGATCTACCAACAACTGTATAACCCGGAATCGTGGTCCAGGGGCCAGGAAGAAGCTTACCGTTTACTCTCCAGCGCAGGCGGATATCCACAACCTCTTTTGTCCTTATATCCCTGATAAATACGTAGCCTTTACCTTGTTCGTCTATGATTGCTGGATAAAAATTCTCTCCAGTTCCATTTTGCCTGATTTGAACAATGAGCTCATTATCTGTGCCAAATATACTTGTGTTTAACGAATCAAAGTTTATCCCAATCCTTATCCTAAGCGTCCCAGTTGAACTTATGACCATTGCGCTTTCGTCAGAAATAACGGAAGTGACATTAGGAGCGGGAATAGCGTCTTGTGCAGTAATCTTAGTTATAAATTCCGGTATTGCTTCGGTATCACACGCGTAAATTGCTGGCCTATACGGTACAGCTACTATTGTGGCTTGTAGATTATTATCAGGAGATATGGATATCACTGTTGCGTCCTCTGTTTCTTCTCCGAACTCTCCGAAACAAACAATATCACCTACATTTATGGCGGGCTCTGCCGGGGAGCCTATACCGGCAATTTCTTCGGAGAATACCAAGCTATTGGTTGTGCCTGCCGAAGTTACAACTTGCGAGGAAAGAGTAGGGTTATCTATTGTGCGAATGACTACGCCATAGGTTTTGCCAGTTTCCATTATCACCTCTTCGTCAAGCTCAATAGAGATAACTGCTCCATCCTCCGCGGTAACTAAATTTTTAACTCTCCCTTGTGCAAGACCAACGATCATTACATCGTGAGCTATCTTTATCCTATCCCCGCGGCGATAAGTCAAAAACTCCATATCCTGCTTGAAAGTCCAGCGTTCTGGCTGGTTTAAGACTTGGGCTATTCTCCAACGACCTAACTTATAAATTTGATCTGGATCGGTAACTCCAAGTAATTCCAGGCTTTCAAATTTAGTGGCGTTTTCGTCTGTATAGCCATCCTGGTAAACTCGCCGTTCATCGGTTTTATATTCCTGTTCTTCGTTTGAAAATTGTATACGCCAGCCGTGGGGAGGATCTAAGAAGAATTTCTCGGAAGAAAAATCAAAGCTGTTCCTGGGAGTGATTACGCTGACCGCGGTATCTTGCTCTCTATCGATGACTACTGACCATTTACCATCTACCATAGTAGGTGCTGCGCGGCCCACGGCGCAAACGTCTCTTAAGACATCCCAAACAGAAGTGGAATAATCCCTGACTTGGTTAAACTTAAAACCTTTTTCTACGCAAAACTCATGCCAATCCTGCAAAGCCTCGAGGTCGATCCTATCATCGGTAAGAGGAACAGCCATTCCGTTCCCTTGTAAAACGAATCTAAATAAAGACGCAGGATTCTGTGTTGCTCTTATTATCCAGGTTTCGGTAGTAGAATCCCAATCTAAACATACTCTTGTTACTATTCCGGTAAGATTATCTATGATTCCATTAAGCTGATCGGTGGCTTTTATGACTAAAACTGTCTTAGCGAGCGGAAAAGGAGGGTCAATAGGGCTTTCTATCTTTATGGAACGTAATGCCGTCCAATAGGTTTTATCGGCTATTAGGCTTGAGTCAGTGTCTGCGGTAGTCCTGCGAACCCTAACGTCATATTGCGCCCTTTCTGACACTCCCCAACGGGTGCCAAATCTTAAGGCAGATGTTTTCTTTCCTGTAAAAGTTACACTAGAGAGTAAGTCCCCTGACTTATTAAGCCAAGAGTGATCATAAGTAACCTGAAATTTATCATCGGAAGTATTAATACTCGACCATTCGTCTCCGCTGTCGGTTTTACGATATTGGATTTCTACGTTGACGGCTATCGACTGTTTATTGCCGCTTTCATCATATTTCACAAGTCCGCCGGCAAATGAGATATCAACGCTTATTTCATCAGCATTTATGGTTGTGGTGCGAGTTATCCAGCCGCTTACTGACTTCAAGGCAACAGTAAAATTCTCTTCACTTATCGCTTGAGGGAATAATGTTAGTGGCTCATCATCTGCGTAACCTTCTCTATGTTCGATTTGGTAGTCTGAAAATTCACTTAAGTTGGTATCGCCTATCTTTATACTATCTTCGTCAATCTCTACCGGGCCAACTCCCCAAACAAAGAGCATACGGAAATATTGGTCATCTCCGATGATCTCGGTATAGGGCTTTGAACCTTGCCGGGGAGTCTGACGGTATTTGCCAAGTGTTACGGGAACTACTCCGAAGGGGTCTATCGAGTTACTGGAACCTTCGATGTACAGAGTGTTGCTATCGGTTGAGTCAGTGCTAGATAACGAGTCTAATTTGGGGGTTGCGACAGGACACAAGGCGTTTACCGCAAGCATACCAACGGTGGCTAAAGCGGTAGTAAATCCGATAGTTATAAGATTTGTCATGGTTGCTCCTACTCCGAGCCAACCAGCGACGGCACCCCCAAGGATTCCCCCCGCCCATATTGAAACCACTGTTGCGGCTATTACTAGAACTATCCTTAATATATCTTTACCTGTGCTGCCGCTTCCGTGCGGAACAGGAAAAGCCCTAACCTCAACTAACTCTCCAAACTTAGGTTTATACCCAGCCCATATTTTTTTAGGGATAACTTTGCCATTTATAAAGACAATAGCATGACGAAGTTTTGTTGTATCTGGTTGAGCATATAAGACCATATCTTTGACAGTAGAGCCCTCGTCAAATTCAAGTCGCTTCCTTTCGGACTTAAATGGGTGGACAACTGCTGTCATCTTAATTTTATTAGGCATTTCTCTTTAAGCGGTAAACTCCCTCAACCCTTCTTCTCCATTTTAAACTGTCTATTCTTTCGATAACTGTGTTGATTTTTTTCTCGCAATGTAAAAATCTGTTTTTATCTATCATTAGTCCTAAGTGAGTTTCGGTATCGCCAAACCTAAAAAGCACCACATCTAAGGCTTCCGACTGTTCAACCTTGATCCAGTTATGTTTCTGGCTTAGGATGATATCATTTATAACTCTCCGGGAGGCTTTGGTATCTCCGGCGTTAACATAATCATCAATAAAGCTTGGAAGCTCTACTCCAAGAATATCTTGATAAGCGCACCGAGACGGGCCCCAACAGTCCCAACCCTCGTAATTTCTGCCCTTGTCTTTAAACTTTACCAATAGTGCTTTATTTATAAATTCTTTAAGCGTCATAGGATCCCCTTAAATATGCTTGGTGAGAATTTTAACGAAGGATATTCTTCCCTTGTTAAATCCTCAAACTCCAGATCCGCGGTTACAGTCATCATATTGTACTTAACATTGTTTAATCTCATACCCACAAATTGAGCTTCCACAATGTCTGGCGAATCCTGCCTGACAATCGTTATTGTTAAGTTAGGAGGAGTATTTATCGACCTGATTGCCACGCCGATCTCTCTTGATACATTACAAATTGTAAGTTT